GTTACTACGGTACAGATGGATGAGCTAAAGGCACCAGAAACGCCTATCATTAATCAAGACGTACTGGATCAAGTAACTAAAATAGAGGAGTAATAGTATGGATATATCAAATATAACCGACATAAAAGAGTTGAAAGCTGCTGTTTATGATGCTAGTGTTTTAATACAAAACACAAACAACCACATAGATCTGATGAATAGAAGAATTGAGGAACTAAGTAAGCTATCGTCCATAGAAGATGTAAAAAAAGAAGAAGCACAAGCTACTCAAGAGCCATTGCAACAATCAGATACCGATAATGCAACCGTAGGTGTTTAAATGCTTGGGCTTAGTGCAATATCAGAACTGCCAATAAGCACACTATCAACAGTATCGCTGAATCTTGGCAAAATAACTACATCAAAAATAGTGGTTAGTGATGTACCGATACGCATTTCATTGTTCAGCAACCACATGAGCATGAGCATGCTTAAAGAAGAAGCCAAAGAATATATAGTATTAGACGACATTGGCGAATCTATAAAATTGTTTAATAACGGAACAAACATTATACTTAAATAAAGGATTAACGCCATGTCGCAGTCAATACGAATAGATAATTATGGAAGCCTTAACACCGTCGAAAAAACGCAGCTAGATGCATCATGCGCGGCCTCGGCTACCACCTTAACCGTTAAAAATAACCAAGGATTTGTAGCCGGAAATACAATTTTAATAGGCAGGCCTGGATCAGAGAGTGGCGAACGAGCCATAGTAAACAGCACATCCGGTAGTAATTCAATTGTTCTTTCTAGCGGAATTTCTTTTTCTCACGAAAGATCGGTTGATGTCACAAAACTGTTCGGTGATAAGATTAGGATATATAGAGCTTCAAATTCAGACGGAACGCAACCAGTAGATGCATCATTTACGTTACTAGCTACTGTAGACATTGATTATGATCAACTATTCACAGATTACACCGACACTAGTGGTGGGTCAGATTATTGGTATAAATTCGTATATTACAACACCACACTAGCCACATCTACAGACATTGCAGACAGTTCATGTTCTAGGGGTGGTGTCGTTGGCATTTATGCATCAATTGAATCCATACGCCAAGAAGCTGGATTAAGTAACGCAAGATACGTAAGCGATTCGCTCGTATCTCAAAAGCGCGCTGCAGCACAATCAATGATTAACGCCACTCTTACTGGTATTTATGTAGTCCCCTTTACTGCTCCAATAGATCCGTTAATTGAAGAATGCACAAAAGTACTTGCAGCCGGCTACTTACTATTGGAAAACTATGGCGCATTAACCGTACTGAACACAAATAACGGCCAAGCTAAAGTGGACTCAATTATAGGAACAAAGGATAAGCCGGGACTGTTAGATAAGATCAAAAACAAGAACGTTACCTTAGTTAATGCTATTGGTGTTGCGCAAGCAACTGAAACATCGGTTCAGTTTAGTGGTTGGCCTAATGCGTCTACTGCTGACGCTGATAGTTCTGTGGGCGGTGGCGATTTTATGTTTACAGTTGGGGATAGATACTAATGAGTCTTGCAATATCGATAACCGTTAAAGGCGACAAAGAGATATTAAAAAAACTTAAATCTTTAGGTGACTCAATCAATGATCACAAAGAGGCTATGAGAGAAATCGGCAAAGAAGCAGCTAAGTATTACTCAACTATTGGTTTTTCTGACAAGGGTAGACCATGGGGTGAGCCATGGCCAGACTATAGTCCTGCATACAGAAGATACAAAGAGAAAAAGTATGGCTATAGCGGCAAACCAAATCTTATTGCTACAGGTACAATGAAAGACAGTTTCTATGCACGCGAAACAGCCAATAGCGTTACTATTGGTAACTCGTCGCCATTCTATAAGTATCATCAATCTACTGCTGCACGTAAAAAGATACCAAGACGACCAATGGCAGGCATTAACGGCTCTATAAAACGAATGGTAAAAGATATTTTAAGAGAAGAACTTATGAAAAAGATTGAGGCAGCATAATGGAAGATTCAACATATCATCCTGACGGTGTCGAGCGGGTCATTGCCCTATTAAAGGACACACTAGGTGCAGAAAACTATACATACTTTAAGGGCGAGCTATTAAATACGCCGAGCAAGATGTTGCCGGCTTGCATGGTTACTGTTCCAAAAGTACAAATTAGATCAGGAGCTACCGGCCAAGATGATATCGTCGAGCAAATACTTATTATTATCGTTTTAAATAAAATGGATGATGTTAACGGTAGCCAAGATACTGACCTTACAGAGTATAGATTACAAAAAATTGTATATGGACAAGACGCTACAACCAGAGAATATTTACCAAATACGGTTATGTATGCATTAAGAAAATATTTTACCATGAAGTCTGATACTGTGGATAACTCAATAGATGTTGAGTTTAGCCCTAACGCAAGAGGCGAAACAACTATTATTCCGACACAGGAAGCATACATAACAGTAACAATAGGTAGAAAAGCTATGGTGGCATCTAGGGAATAGTTTTGTTGACAACTAATAAGCATTAAAGGACAATAATTATATGAGCTATAAGTACCAAAACATAAGTGATCAAAAACAAACAATCACCGGCAGCGGCAACATAACACCAAGAGAAGTAGAGCCTAATGGCTATGCCGTTTCTGATGTAGCTATCGAGAATCCTAACTTTAAATTTATTAATGAATCTCAGGTGCAAGAATCACAAACAGAGCAACAAGCTACAGAAGTAACACAGGAGGATAATTAATATGTCTGAGCAAAACTTTGCTATTGGCTATGCAGCTATAAAAAAAGAAGCAATACCCGGCGTTGCAGTTACGCCTAACGTATATGTGCCGCTTTATAGCCAAAGCATGAAAACAGATTTTAATGTTGTTGAGGATATGCCAGTTGTTGGTAATAAGTTTGGCAGATTCAATACACTACGTGGCCATAGGACACATAAAGGCAGTATTACTATTATGGCTGAGGCTAATAGCCTTGGTTACTTTATGGATATGTTAGCGACAAAAACAAGCACAACTGGTGCGGGGCCATACACACATGTTTTTGGCGCAAGCACAACAACGCAGCCAAACAGCTATACGCTTGATTTAAGTTATGGATCACAGGTTATTCGTTATTACGGCGTACAGGCATCTAAGGTAACGTTTGGATTTGACAGTGATAAGATGACCGCAACATTTGAATTATCTGCACTAGGCTCTTTCTGGGGTCGAGAAATTACATCAATATCGACAACTACTATCAACTTTACTACAGACGGCTATGATCCATCACCAAGTACAGGTCTTGTTGCAAGCGACCTTATAGCAGTAAAAGACGATGCTGGCGTAATTGCTACATTGAATACAACCGTTTCATCTATCACCGATTCTGACACTATCGTTGCTGGCGCAAGCGCTGCTGCTTTTGCTGCCGGTGACATGGTAGTGCTTCGACCAGCATCTCCAAGCTACACATTACAAGATCCTTTCTTGTGGGGTCGCACACAGTTCTGTTTTGGTGCAACTGCTGCAGCAGCTCTTTCAGCTACACAAACAAGGCTTGATCCTGGTACGGAAATAGCCATATCCCATGAATTTGAAGAAGCTGGTGGCACAAACAGATCAGGTGCGTTTGATCCAGCAAGCTTACCGCGCAAGACATATGATGCGAACTTCAAGATTAAAAAATTCTTTGACGGTGTTGATGATATTAAAAAATGGAATTCGCTTACTAAGCAAGCATGTGTTATGCGTGCATATACTGGGTCTACAGGTCAATACGAACTTAGGATTACTTTAAACAACCTAAAAACTAAATCACACGATGCAGCTACCGAATCAGACTCAACTATTTATACTGACATAGATCTAGTACCAAACTATGACTCATCGGACGGTCAGGGCTTCTCGGCAACGATTATTAACGCAGTAGCGACAATATAAAGGGGGCGTTTAATGGCACAATTAATACCAAACGGTGGATTAAAAAAGGTATGGCTACCGAGTAGTGCAAATGAGCCAATTGAAGATGATAAGGGATGGGCGGTTATTGAGACTGGTGCTATTAAAGCCGGTGACGTGTTATACATGGACGCATCCTCAACAAAATACGGTATGGCATTTAACATGATGTTGCTAGCTCAAAGAATAAAAGAGTGGAACATTAAAGATGCAAGCGGTGCTGTTGCAGAAATAAGCCTCGATACAGTTAAGCAACTTGATCTCGAAGATGTAACTGTACTAATAAATGAGCTAGAATTACAAGCATCGGAGGGGACAACTACCCCTTTAGTCCCAACGACGAACGCTGCCTAATTCGTTATTTAACAACCATACGCGACAATATGAGTGATGGCGGAAAAAGAAAGCTGCAGGATCCACCATTTAAATATAAGTTTTACTTGTGGAGAAAAACAATGCATATACCGCTACAAGAAGCACTCGAAACGCCAATAGACCAAATAGTCAGCGATCTTTATTTCATTAGCGCAGAGAACACATATTTAAAGGATAGCCGATAATGCTAGGTAGCTCAGAAGATACATATAATATACTCATTAAAACCGAAGCTAATACTTCGGCCATTAAGGATCTTGAGAGTAAATTAGATAATCTTGATAAGACTACCCAGAAAAACCACACGTCATTTTTAAAGTTATCCACAGCTGTAGCTGCCGGACAAGCAGCGTTCAGTCTTGCTAGCACTGGCATCAGCAAGATGGTTGGTTTCTTGGGTGATAGTGTCAAAAGCGCACAGGACAGCGAAGAAGCCACAACACAGATGATGGCTGTATTAAAATCAACTGGCAATGCCGCTGGCGTTACTGGCGGTCAATTAATAAAGCTTGCTGATTCATTACAGAAAACAACCAAATTTAGCGACGAGGCGGTAATGGGCGCCGAAAACCTATTGCTTACATTCACCAATATAAAGGACGAAGTATTTAAGGATAGCATCCCACTCATACTAGACATGAGCCAAGCATTGGGGCAAGATTTAAAAAGCAGCTCTATACAGCTTGGTAAGGCGCTCAACGATCCTATTCAGGGCATCACTGCGCTTTCTAGGGTTGGCGTTAGCTTCACCGAAAAGCAAAAAGATACGATAAAGGCACTTGTCGATACAGGCAAAACTGCCGAAGCACAAAGAATAATACTTAAAGAATTAAGTACAGAATTTGGTGGCAGTGCCGAAGCTGCTGGTAAGACATTTGGCGGACGTATGGAAATATTGAAAAACCAAATAGATGGCGTAAAAGAATCTATTGGTGGTGCAATTATAAAGGGCTTAACCCCTTTGATGAGCAAAATAGCGGAATTTGTGGCCAGCGATAAATTTCAAGAGTGGCTCGCTAAAGTTGGTGACTGGATGAGCGACAACTTGCCGAAAGCAATGAACTGGATAATCAATACTGGCTTTCCAGCATTATGGGCTGTCATAACTAAAGTTGGTGACTGGATGAGCGACAACTTGCCGAAAGCAATGAACTGGATAATCAATACTGGCTTTCCAGCATTATGGGCTGTCATAACCACTGTAGTCGATGTACTAAAAACTTTATGGGGCGCATTAAAAGACGTTATAGATTTTATAAGCAGGAACAAGCCAGTCATAGAGGGATTGACTATAGCATTTGCTGGACTTGCTTTAGCAATGAATTTTAGTGCAATAACTGGCGCTTTCATTACGTCAATGTCTGCAGTTAGCGCATCTTTAACAGCAATAAGAGTATCTACACTGCCTTCGCTAGCGGCAAGCTTGACAGGATTTGGTGGGTTTGCCGTCTTTGCAGCCGCTGGCATAGGCGCAGCTGTTGCTATCATGAATAAATTTAATGAACTTCAAGCTACAATTACGGCGACACAAAATGCAATTGATAGTGCTGGTACTACTGCGCAAAAATCAGTACAGGCTATGCAGAAGCAATTAGCGGCTGGCAAGATATCAGCAGAACAGTATGCAAAAAGCATTGCACAGATAACTGCAGATTCAAACGCTCAAGTACAGGCGAATACTTACAAGCCAAATGCTTGGAATAGCTTTGTTGATTGGACTGGAAAACTATTCGCAAGCGGTACAGATTACGCGCCGGGCGGAACAGCCATAGTAGGCGAGAATGGCCCGGAGTTAGTAAATCTACCGAGAGGATCACAAGTCATACCATCGAGCCAAACTGCCAGAATGGGTGGCGGTTCAACCACTACAAATACCTTTACAGGCAACATATATCTCGGCGATGCGGGCGCAGTAAATAGATTCTTTGAGCAACTAGACAGAGATAGCCTATTAATATCTAACGGCCTTGCAGCCTCTAGAGGTATATAACATGTCAACTGGTATAACGTTTAATTCCTATAGCCTACAAACATCTACTATCATAACAAGCGAGATAGACATGGAAAGTTCTCCTAAGACCATAGCCAAGGTCTTATCTATAGCTCATGCAAGTAAGGCGACGATTCCGTATCTTGACTATCAAAACAAAACAATAAGAGTGTCTGGTACTGTAATAGGTACATCGGTCAGCTCTTTAGACAGTGCGCTAGATACCTTTAGAAGCTACTTTAATGGTAAAGACAAAAATCTTGACATTGACTATGCTGGTAGTACGCGTCGCTATATAGCAACAGCGATTATAACAAAAATAGATAGGCCACACGGTTTACTGCATGCTAATTTTGATATCGAGTTTGCATGTTCACTGGCTTTTGGAAAGGCTACAAGCAACACAACGGCGTGGTCAGCATCTTCAAGGACATCAGCATCATACACTACCGCTCATACATTCATAGGGACTGCACCATATCAGTTACCAAAAGCAACTATAACCTATTCTTCTGTTCCAGGTGGCGGTAAGGTTGGGTTTGGCAATGATGCAAACGGTCAAATGATATATGTTTCGCGCACATGGTCTAACAGCGACATCTTAGTTATTGATTCATACGAAAGAACAGTAACCGTTAACGGTTCGCCTGTAGAGTATACAGGAGGTTTCCCGGAATTTGCGCCAGGAGCACAAAATATGTTCTATAGCGATACTTTTTCATCGAGAACATTCGATGTACTAGTGGAATATCCTGCGTTATACTTATAACAATATGGCATTACTAACGCAGACAAAATACCCCGGCACAGTAGTAGACAATGGTGGAGCGGATGGCGCTTGGACAAATCCAAGCAATGCAGTTTCGATAAACGGTTCAACGGCTAATGGTGACATATCTTCTGCCGGTAGCAAGACAAACTATTTAAAGGCCACAAACTTTGGGTTCAAACTGCCAAGTGGAGCCATAATTGATGGTATAAAGCCATATATATTTTCATATGGAACAAGAGCAAAAACTAGAAATGTATCGCTAGTTGTTGGCGGTTCACTAGCTGGAACCGTAGCAACATCTAGCTATGTATGGGATAGCGGCCCACTTGTGGGAGTATGGCACAGTTACGGTGGCGAATCGGATACGTGGGGTTTATCCTTAACTCCATCTGATATTATGAGCAGTACTTTCGGATTCGCTTTTACTGTCGAAAACACGTCAGCTGGCGGTACTGCAAAGGTTGACGCCGTGGCAATGATCGTTTATTGGCATGCACCTAATTCAGACGTCCAGCGCCGAGTTGATTATTTAGTATACGATAAAGACGATACCTTTCTTGGACGATTGCCTAACGTAACTAGTAGACTATCTATACCTCAAGAGATCAATACATTAGGCTCTAGTATCGTAGTTACTTGTGGATCGGCAGCTGACATATTGAATCAGCCGCCAGATTATTTATATGATGAAAGCGGAAGCATCTTAACAGATGAATCAAGTAACCCCTTGTACGCAGAAAGTGCCGCTAATGTAGTTGCATTAGGCACAACGAACGACAATACATTGATCAAAAACGGCAACACCGTTAAGGTTGTTGAGTATAACTATTACTATCCAAACGGCATCACTAAGTTGATAGGTAAAATCGAAAAATGGACTGCCGAGTTTGGTGGCGAAAATGAATCAATTGATATATATATCAATTCAAGCGGCAAGGATTTTAATAACTATTTGGCTCGCGATGGCTCATCTTCGCCAGTTTACGACCAAACCCAAACATCATACGATTCCTACACGTCTGTATACGATACCCATTCTAGCTATAATGTTCTTAACCAAACGTTTAAAACTGGTGTCGGAATAACTACTTTTAGCGGCGTCACTATACGCGTAGCAGGCACAGGCTCTCTCAGTGTTCAACTATACTCATCTTCTGGTTATTATTTAGGTGGCAGTAATTCTGTACCTATTCCAGGTAGTCTATCTAGCACACCAGGTGAATTTACTATACAAACACCTATACCGATAGATGTAAGCGCTACCACAACATATGAAATGAGGATTACTCCAACTTATGGCACTTCTGCTAACGTATACTACAACTCGACAAGCGCATATGCCGATGGTGGCTATTCTATTTTTGCTCACTCATCCGGTAGTGGTGATTCTACTACAGCAACTGGTGGCGATTTATATTTTAAAACTATAACAGGATCACCAGACGCTACAGTAACATTTACGAGCGAAGATCCTACAACTGGCATGCTTATGACGCTACTTGATAACTATGCGTCGAGTGGCGGAACGATTAACTACTCTACAGACACAATAGAAGCTACCTCTTTAAGCCTCACGACTACATTTAATACAGAAACAATGGCTGAGGCATTAGGACGAGTTCTTAATATGTCGCCATCTGGATTCTATTATTATGTAGATTTAGAGACAGATACACTATATTTTGAGCAAGCAAGCACCTCAGCCGAGCTAACTTTAGTAAAGGGCATACATGTCAGCACCTTAACATTAAGTGCAACGATAGAAAACGTAAAGAACCAAGTATATTTCAGTGGTGGCGAAACTGCCGGAGTAAACCTATTCAAGACTTACTCAGACTCAGACAGCATCGATAGATATGGCGTAAGACTTGATAGGAAATCTGATAACCGAGTTACTGTAGCTGCAACCGCAAATGCTATTGGCGATACAGCAATAGCTACTGGAAAAGACGAACAATATCAAACTACAATCACAATTGCAGATAAGACACTAGACATTGCATTAATAAAACCAGGAATGGTTGTCAATACCCTTGGTTTCGGTATACCAGACAGCCTTTTGCTTCAAGTTATACGGATAGACTACAAAGAAGATTATGCAACAATTACACTAGGAACTTTTCCTAAACGCTTTAACATAGATACCGAAAGGGTCACTAGAGGGTTATTAGCTTTACAAACTGTTGCAAACCCTGTAGCGCCAAGTTAGAATTAATATATGCCTAAACTTTCAGCATTGAACACTGAGTCAACATTTGCATCATCCGATTATTTAGTTAAGGTAAAATCTGCAGGCGGTGGCGATGTTTTGGTGCTACTAAGTGATTTTGTGTCAGCAGCTGGCGCAGCCTGGGATGGATGGGCAGCTGATACAAAAACTTGGACATATGTATCAGCCACAAGCTTTAAAATTTCAGGACAAAACGTAACTTCACAATTCCCTGTTGGTACTAAAATTAAACTTACTCAAACAACAGATAAGTACTTCTACGTCACTTCTTCTACTTTTTCTACAGACACTACAGTTAATATAACTGGCGGTTCTGATTACTCATTAGCTAACGCTGCTATCACAAGTCCTATGTACTCATACATGGACACACCTCAAGGCTTTCCGACAGAGTTTAACTACACTCCAACATTCGTAAACTGGACGATTGGAACTGGTGGGAATGCTGGCACACAAGGAAAATTTAGAATGGTTGGAGCGGAAGTATCTGGTCGCATAGTATCAGTTCTTGGCTCATCTGGAGCTTCAGTAGGAACGATTGTAACTGCGACAGCACCAACAGCCATAAAGCCAGTGTCAACGCTCACAGTTGGAACATTGAGCTTTCAAATCGGAACCGCATTTTTTGAAAATACGGGAATAGCCAATTATCAGGGAGAAGTTTCTGTGTCTGCCGCTGGCACGCCGTCTTCATTTGGCATTAGCGCAACAAAAGTTGATAGCACCTATAGAACGCTAGCTCCTCTTTCTTCGACTGCTCCATTTACATGGGGAGCTGGTGATGGCATGGCTGTAACATTTAAATACATGGCACCATAATGAAAACATTTCTAGCATTCATCATAGGCTTAATAGAACGGAGTGAGTAATGGCATACAGACAAACTGCATACAATCAACTACAAGGTATAGATAACGGCAAGAAGCGATACACTATTGCCGAAATAGGTTGTTTCATTACATCATTCTGTAATTTAGTAGAACGATTTGGAATAAATATTGATCCACCATCTCTAGATAATATCCTGAGAGACAGACAGATATATATCGATGTTGATGACGGCATTCGTGATGATGTTTATTGGGACACTATTTGTAAAATTTATGGGGATATTCACGTTACTCAAATCGGAACAGGCTGGCCGCAAAGCAACAATGCTATAGTTAAGTTTACATATAAAAGCCCTCGAAGCGGCCGAACCACAACTCATTTTTGCCTAATGGCAGATGCAAGTCAACAGCTCATACTTGATCCTTGGGACGGAGCCGTAAAGCATAGTGGTATCTATGGCACGCCTACAGGGTTTGCAGTGTACGAAAAGAGCGTACCACAACCAGTTACGCCAGTTATGCCACAAGCCCCTACACCAGCCGCGCAAGCGCCTCAGAAGCCTACATTTACTGTCGAGAATATAGAGCCGTTTGATGTTGTATTAAATAAAGATACTACAAAACTTTGGAATCTAGATACTAGAGACTGGAATCAACTGGTTAGCTCACCAGTATCACAAGCACCGAAAGGAACTAGAGTTACTGTAGGAGCTAAGCTATATTCAATGTTTGGTGGCACATACTATTTACCCAATAGAGCCGAGCCATATGGATATAACGTAGTAGACTGTGATAAGTATGTTGAGCCTCAAACACCGATACAGGATATCAAGCAACCAGAGTTACCCACAGTTTCTGCACAGCCTGTGGATAACTCAGAAGAAAAAGTTGAAGTTAAAGTTATACCACCAGAGTTAAAGTGGCAACAGAGCTATGTGCCACATAAACAGCCTGTTATGCACTACGCGCTTCGCGATTTCACTATTGAGGACTTAGACGGCGACCAGCCTAATAAAGTAGTTCAAAAAGGCACAAAAATTATAGTTGGTGGTTGGTTTAAGAAGAACGATTATGAATATTGGCGTACCGTCAAAAGCATCGAGAATGGTCACTGGTACGGCATACCTGTTGATAATGTCAATAAAGATCCTATTGATGAATTTATGGATCAGCTATACAACGATGAATCTCTAATAAACGAGGCTAAAAAAATAAATGGTAATTTGTCTATCAAAGAGAAGTTTATTGCAAGCGTTGCTACATTAAGTGGTATAGCGCATAGACTGTTCGTGCATAATAAAAACAAAGGAGATAAGAACAATGGATAAGATAGCTTCACTATTTCATGCGATACCACCTCAAACATGGCTTGCACTACTTGGCGCTGTTGGAGTAACAGGTGTTACGCAATTTCTTAAAAAGATTTTTGCTATCGAAAGTAAGAAGATTGTCCAAAGTATTGTCATGTTTGTTTCTCTTGCTACTGCTGGCGTGCAGTATTTTCTATCTCAAACAAATTTACCGGCTACAATACTTGGTGTTAGAACAGCTACGCTTATGGGTCTTGCAACTACCGTATATATCTACGCGCTTAAACCGCTAAGTGAGTTCTGGGTAAGCTACAAGGCATTCAAGTTAAGACATGAAGCAGAAGTTACTACGCTTATTGGAAAAGAAAATGGTCAAGAGCTTGTAATGCCAGTTGCAAATCCAATAACTGACAGTACAGTAGTTGATGCAGCACAAGCACCAGTAACAGATGCAACACTAGACGTTTGATATACTTATCCACATGGGTGGAATATTACGCAATCCAGTTATAAGGCAGCGTTATGTACCTAAAATAACAAAGCACGAACAGAACCTACAATTGCAAGTATGCCGTTATTTAGATTTGCAGTATCCAAATGCTATATACCTAACTGATTATGCAGCAGGAATGAAGCTAACAAGATATCAGGCAGGAATAAGAACATCTATGCAGTCATGCCGTGGTCTGCCTGATCTTATAGTATTGTCGCCTCAGTTTAGGGATGGCAAGCAATATGCAGGGTTATGTCTTGAGCTCAAAAGAGACGGCACGAGAGTGTATTTAAAAAACGGCAACATGACTGCCGACGAGCACATTCGTGAACAGGCAGCAGTCATTAAGAGGCTAAACGACGTTGGTTACTTCGCACGGTTCGGCATAGGTTTTGAGAACTGTAAAAAACTGATCGACTGGTATTTTGGAAAGCCTCAGAATGGTTCTTTATTTTAGGTGCATCACTTCGGCTCGACAATTTCTTAATATTCTTATTTGACTCTTGCTTGTACGCCTTAGCTATTTCAGCTTTATTAAATGAATCAATTAGTAGCATCTCAGATGCAATGTTTAGCCGTCTTTGAAGCCAATAATGTTCCCAATACGTTTTACTCTCGTGCTTTTCATGTTTGATCATTTCGATATTTTCCACATAGGCCATCAATGCACATGTCTAGTGGCATTGACTGATGACCTTTACGCATAGCCTTATCTTTGTAATGTACAAATAACATAATTTCATGCATAGAACGCAAAAAAGCCCATCGAAAGAGCTTTTTTACTAGTGTTGCGAGACCTTGAATAAATATGGCCTTTATAATAACCGCCTCAAGTAAATAGACTATTACCTTATGTACGGTGATATCTTTGAACATATTATTGTAATACTAATGGTTGTGGAGTTTCCTGCACTGGAGCTACGGGCATGACGGGTGGCTGTGGTGATACTTGTTCAGTAGTTGTAGTATTAGCAGGAACTACAATTGTAGCAGGATCGGCGGTGTATACAGATGTAGAGGTAGGCTCTGTCTTAGGCTCTAGTAGCTTTTTAAGGGCATTGAGTTCTGCTTCAAGTACATCAACTCTATTTTGTATTTGCTCAGTTGTTAGCTCGTTTGTATGTTCTGAAACAACCTCGTAAACCTTACCGTCTGTAGATACTATAATTTGCGATAACATAGCCGTCCCCTTTAATCTTTTAATCTCTTTTAATAAATTAGTAACAACGATCTTATTAGCTTCCGTTTCACTAAGAATATCGTGCATGGCTACATTGTAGCATTAAATACAATTGGCTAGAAGTCTCTTAACTACCGCCTCAACTACATTGCTAACAACTCCATTACCGCACATCTTATATCTTTGAGTATCGCTCACATTTTTATTGTCTTTATCTGTTAGAGTCCAGTTATCTGGAAAGCCCATTAACCGTTCACACTCAAGTGGAGTTAAGCGTCTTATTCTTACCCCATCAAGAACGCCGGGGCGTTCTTGATTTGCTATACCTTTTGAATAGTTAGCATCTAAAGTACTAGCAAGTTTGTCATCTCTAATCTTATGACCGCTACTACTTCTAAGCGTCATATCAACAGACAATAAATTATCCTTAGTCACTGAGGTAATTGTATCAGTAATGTCGTCTTTCCTTTTTTCTAATACTTGTTGACCGTCTCGACCTCTCATTGCATATAAACCAGTCTTAGCACCAAGTCCACCGCCTAAGGCTTTCTGTGACTTAGCAATTGCAGTTGTATATATCCTTTGAGCATCGCTTACGCCAGATGTGATTTCTTCAAGATGTAATCCATTGCTTGCTTCGATAGGTAATATTTTTCGTTCACATTGTCCTCTAAAATGTCCGATAATGAACACTCGCTCGCGGTTTTGTGGGACTCCGAAGTTTTTCGCGTTAAGTACTTGCCATTCAACTCCATACCCCAAGTCGGCAAGAACCCCAAGTATTGTTTGGAAAGTTTTGCCAGAGTCATGACTAAGTAAACCTTTGACGTTTTCGAGTATAAAATGTCCGGGTCTTTTGTCTTTGAGAATCCTAGCGACATCAAAAAAGAGTGTTCCTCTAGTGTCGTTAAATCCGCCTCTCTTTCCAGCGATGCTGAAAGCTTGACAAGGAAAGCCGCCCACGAGTAAGTCGAAGTCGGGGAGTTGTCCAGAATCGATTGCTGTTGCATCACCGTAGTTTTTGTGTCCATTAAAGTGCCTTTCGTATACTTTGATTGCGTATTTGTCGATTTCGGAGTAACCAACACAAGTGGGAATGTATCTCCCATATTGGCTCGAAGCGTTGGAGCTATTTTGAACAACCTTAACTTCTTGTACATTCGCCAATCTTGTGACTTCTGAATTATTAAAGGCGTGATGTATCCCAAGTTCAAATCCTCCTATTCCTGAAAACATGCTAAAATATTTCATTGATTTAATTAGTTAATTGTCCATTTTAACATTTCAAAACAGTTAAAAATCCCTTGGTATGGCTCGTGTTTCTTAGGTACAGGAGAAAGCTGAATAGCTGGCGCTTTTTTTGCATTTACTTGGCTATCTTGGCTTAAGATAACATAACTCTTAACTGCATCTATGGATGGTGGAACGATTGTCGGTATGAGTGTTGGTGCAGCAATGGCTTCTCTTTTGTAATAGCTAGCACCAAAGTGCGCAACAACTATATAGGCCGATGTTCCGTTAGCTCCGACGAAGCTATCACTATGTGCGATGCCTATCCCAATCTCGTTATATTCACCAAGCATTACATTTTTGTGCGTAGGGCTATTAAACCAGCCATTAGTAACTTCTTCTGCGGTGTAAAATCCAGTGGCAAGATTTTCACCAGCTTTATTATAAGAATATCCGGCGTTTTGAATGAACACCCATGGCTCAAAGCCCTCTGGCGTATTATGCGACCAATAATTCTTTGTCGCCATATCGTTGGCTTTAGCCTGGGCGGATTTGTCTAATAAACTATTTTCAGACAGCAACCCAATTTTATTTGTTGACCTTATGTTATTTATAGACTGGATGACTGATTGTCGCGATATTGATGTTTGAGCTTTTACTATTGGAGTAATAACTAACGATAAGAGTATGACTATGACAGGTAAGTAAGGAAAATACACACTTAAAAAACTTTTTCTATGTTTCTTATTGTTCATTCGTGCCTCCTAATAGGCTAGTTTGATATGGTTTTTCCTTGCCAAGTTTACCCTTAAGCACGACTTCTCTACCCTTGCCTGCACCAAGGTCTATTTGATGTTCTTTCGTGCGGCCAAAGTACGATACAAGATGTTGAGATAGGATATCTTTATCATCTTTTAGATCTTCTTTTTTTGTGCCTATTTTTTCTAATATGTCATTGTAAGCAGTGCGACCCATAAGTTCGGCACTAAGTTTTTGCTTTGCCTGTTCAAATTTACTCTTAGCCTCTAGATATTCATCATAACATGTAGAGCTTTCTATTATCTCTTGCGCTTGTTCGCTTAATGTTCGTATTTCATCTGTTAACTTATCAATGCTGTCGCTTGTAGTCTTTATTGACCTCACGTAGCTGTCTATATCTTCGTCCATTGAATTATCCCTAAAATTAAATATATTATTAATCCAGCCGCCAATACTAAGACACCGTAATTTAAAAACATAAAAAACTTTAAGTTTTCGTGTGTTTTAGGCTCTAAGGGTGTTGGTTTGTATATGTTATTATCTATAAACTCATCTACAGATAAATCCGTATGCGTTGGGTAGTTAGTTGCCATTTTCTTCCTCTGGTAAGTTGTCTCGTAAATAGGCAAGAGGGTTTTCGGCTATCACCATGTTTTGTAAGTGTTTTTTGTATGCTGGCAATGTTTCAAGTCTACGATCATCAGCCCATACAATTAATTCTTCATCACCCCATAGGCTTCTTGCAAAATCTTTATCGTAAATAATTGTGCTGTAGTCTACATAATTATCGCCTAGCCAATGCCACCCATTCCGTACAGCTATATCTATTGCTTTTTCTAGTGCTTCGACATCAGTCATTTTTAGAACCAACCTTTGTTTCTTTTGCATTAACCGATATCGCACTAAAAGCAGCTCTTTCTGCTTCTTTCTCCTTTTCTTGCTTAGGCAATAATAAATGCACATGAGGCGGAAGTATGAAATTCCATAATGCAGTCTTGAATCTATTGAACAGGGTTCTTTTCATCCTATGGCTAGCTATTATTTCAATATATACCTTACTCATCTAATATCCTTTCCGCAGCTATTATCAATTGCCATCTTCATCACCTCCGTCTGTATGGGTACAGTTACCTAGACTACAGTCATGGTGAATAAAACATGTTTCGTCGCCATCATCCTTGCCAGGCGTATTACAGCAACATATTTCAGATATAATTTTTTCAGATGTTGATCCAATTAACACCACTATATTCATAATAAATACCTCCTAGATTTGCATTTATCATCACATAGCTTGCCTTTACAATTCCATCCAGCCTTTACTCTAGGGCATCTATTATATGCGTGAACTTTAACTACTATCCATAGGGTAAATAAAACTATCATTACTGCTGTTTCTAGCAACAATTCTTTAGCTATTTCAGACATAGGATTATCCCTCTACTTCCTTTATTACGCCAATTATGAATGTTGGTATGGCGATGCCAAATAGTACATATGCATATATATAACTAACAAAGATATATGAAAAGCAGCCGAGCACAAAACATACAGCACCTATAAGCGCAAATGTATTGGTTTGTTTTTTATTCATTATGCAGCCTCCTTAGCTAACTCTTTTAACCACGAATATATTGTATTGCGACTTACACCAAATGCTTTTGCAAGGTTCGATTTATCGACACCGTTTTCAAGCATACTAATAAACTCAGGGTAGCCAAAATTATTATGTAGCGACCGAGTGATTTCAAGATAGTGCTCTAGGCCAACATCGGATATCTTAAATGGCTTTGGTATTATTCTCATGATTTCGCCTTATTATATATATTTTCAGAAAGCCGTACTAACATTTTCAATTCGTAGATAGCACTCCAGCTGTCTTTTTTAATCTCTGCAATTGTCCATCTATGATCTATTTTATTTAGTGAGGTAAGGTCTGGTAATGAATAGAAACAATAATCACCGGAATGGCAGTAATCATAACCATACCAATAAAAATCTTTTGGCAGGTATGTATCATCTCCAAAACCAGCGTAAGTTAAGCCGCCGTGACACTCTACTGGCAGAGAACTATAGTCATTGCCTGCAAGTGGGTGATTAGCAGGAACACCCATATATACATTCATACTCAAAGGCGCGCGCAATATTACGATACGGACAGATTCGTTATACCAATCTCTAAGTATCGTGCCTACAGCAATATCTGTAATATCCCATAGATCATCATCGTATTCATCTACTATCGGTTTCATGATGCCCCTTTCAATTTTCGTTTAAAGTTTGCTGCTATTGCTCGCCTTGCCTTTATCGGTATGATCTTTATAGCTTTTTTTGGGTCGTAGTGCGGATTAGGTATTCCATTTAGTTCTTTTTTGGCTAAGTCTGGGTTATAGATCACCAGATCACATAGCTTAAGTTCGGCGATAGTTGTTCCAAAATGACACTGCGCCTCAACCTTAAATGTTGCACCGTTATCGTACATATCTAAATGCTTCTTTATATTAAAGGCTTTAACCTCTACTGTTCTATCCTCTCTCAAGCCGTCAGGACTATAGCCAGCATTAGGTATCTTTGTATTTGTAATAAAGCCGGGTCGAGCAACTTTACATTTTTGCAATTGTTCGTATATCTCGATAGCTTCATCTTCTAATGTATGTCCGCGTCTAGTATGAAAGTTTCCTTTAAAGTCACTGCTGGTTGTCTGCGCATACATTTTACGCTCATCACCTATTAAAGATATCTTACCGTTTGAACTAAGTAATTTATCGGCGTTAGCGCCAGTATAAAGTCCCTCGCGTTTAGCATGCCACTCAGGACTTCCCTGGATCAGATCGTCGTGTACGACTACCATTTGGGGTATCTCCTATTAATGAACCTTGTTCTGTTGGTGCATCCTCTGCTGGCATATTCGCGCTCAGTATTTCATTCTTTTCATCGTCGGTAGCTTTTACCTCTGGATCTATAGCTTCACCGTCTATGTAATCAAATTTGCCATCTTCTTTTACGACAGCCTGATCTACGGTTACAGCTTTTTGCATATCAATACTCATTGGCCCGAAGTTTTTAATGAGCAGTTTTAAAACTGTTTTCTTAGCCATAGCGTCAAAGTTATCTACCCAAGGCCCATCATTAGATTTAAATGATTGACTATAGCGTTTGGCGTGCTTAGTTAAATCTTCGGTCGTCATAAACAAGTCTTTTTCAAATCCGTTTCTTAGTATGAATAATGAGGCATAGCCAAGTACGGTGTCGGATTTTTTAGCTTCAGGTCTAAAGTCGTATACATTACCCCTAAGTGGATCGCTACTTATTAGCTGCCCATCATATACTGCTGTAGCTGCAATTGTCTTATATTCGCCACTACGCTGTGCCATTTGTACATAAGCTCGCCAACCTAGCTGTATTTGTGCTTCTGTAACGCCAAGCTTATTATTCTTGTATGGTATGATATGCGCCATGCCAAGCTCTTTGCTTATAGGTAGTCTCATTGATGCGGCCGTCAAGCATGCATTAAATAATGAACGCGGTTCACACTCCATGACTTTAGGGTCTTGCCCTGCCAATGAGATAATCGAAGTCGTAAACTCGCTAGCTCTATCGTCTAGCATTTCTTTAATGCGTTTCTGAACTTCAGGCGCAGCCATATACTGCTTAATTGTTAATCCTTGTTGTGCCATATTATTTCAACCTCTTAGTTATATATTTAGTATAGTAAGGCTCTGCACCTTTTATGGGCTTACCCTCTAGTTTATACGTGGCAGCTAATTTTGTAGTATCGACAACCTTTTTATAGAACTTGCTAGGTAGCTCGTCGGTAGTCTTAAAGTTAAGTCGCTCGGCAAGCGTGATGCTACCCCAATCACCCTTTATAGACTTAATATCGTTATCGATCATTTGCTGCTCTACTCGCTTCCATAGCTCTGCAGAGACAGCATCAAATTCTTTTTTCATAGCTAAGAATTGTTGGAACTGTTCATTTTGAGCTAATGCCGACTCTAGTGATTCAAGCTCACGTTGCTTATCAATAATACTTGCAACTTCTAGCTTAACTTCATCTTCTTTATTTATAGGCTCTGGCATTATGCGACCTCCTTGTCAGGGTTAATAAAATCTAGTGCGCCAAGATCAATTGGCTTATCGTTTGCATCTTCTTGAACTGCTTTTTCAGGCTTTAATTCATCTATAGTTAAATAGTCTTGACTATATTCTTTAATGCTAACTCTATACTCTTTACCTGAATCCAATAATTTAAGATTTTGAACAGCAGTTAAAATCAATTCTTCTGTTTCTTGTTTATTTAAAATTAACCTCATTTAGTTATTCCCCATTACTTTTTTATGAAAGGTTTTGATTGACGGCAAGCACTTATGGCAGTTACATAGTAGATTATGATCACCTTGTATGCTTCTATCAATATACGATGTAGTCATTCCATCGATGTCTTTTCTTAGCTGTAATAGCCACTTTGATCTTTTTAATCTTTTTAATTTTTGCTCTAATTTGCATAAGACCTCTTTATTAATATTAATATCGATTTGTATTTTGATTGCACTAGCATCCAACTTTATACGCATAATGTGTGTAATGTTGTTAGGCATAAAAGCCACCCACTACAAAATATTTCCTTTCTTATTTATTGTATCTACATATTACGTTGCTTAACGATAAATGTAAAGCAATTATCCACAGGAAAATAAAAAACCGCACGGGCGGAAGCGTGCGGTGTGCCGGAGGCACTCAGAATGTGAAGTTCTGATAGATAAAATAAGAAAGAGCCGCCACAGGTGCGAAGTAAGGTAGTGGGTTAGACCTCACTTATGAGATAATTATGGCATGAACGGACATGTAAGTATAGTAGGAAAATACTATCAATATCGTAGTAGGTTTTGGCGCAATGTAAGGTTCTTATTTCCTAGCCCGGCTGAAACCGCATTTATTGAATTAATGGGCGGCTATGTAATTCATGTATCAATATTGAAACACCCGAAAACACACTTTTCTTTTGCATACGTGTTGAGCCTAGGGAAGCTGCTAAACGGTGAGTTAATGAAACGTGAGGTGCGTGTTGGCAAGCATTGGATAGACTTTGGCAATGACATAAAGAGGGGTATAGAAATTGATGGCCGGCAATACCATAATGACATTGTTAAACAACAAGAGCGTGATGATTATTTTAAGTCGTATGGCTGGCGCGTTCTGCATGTTGATGCCTATGACGTATTTCATGAACCAAAAAAAGTATATCGTATGACATCAAAGTTCTTGCTTGGCTAATTTTTAGTTGTGTATACATTTTTTATACAACTTTTCGTGTTCAGGCACATATTTTGGTGTGTCAAAAAATGCCGTTGGGTATCTAATTTATGCAAAAAAACTTCTTAAAAAAAGTATTTGCATTGTAGTTTTAAGTGGTATACGCTATGTGTAGTGATAAGTAACGCAAGCTTATCACCAAAAAACAAAAATGATCAAAACAAATATAAAAGGGACGGAATAACTCGCAAGTTTCCGTCCTTTTTTAGTACTAAAAATAGTATAAATCTGTATAATTTAGCACAACAATAGAGTTGTCTTTATCTGTTAAATACTTACATTACAATATGTTCGCTTTTTGTACCACTTCCCTATCCTACTATTTTATATAGGTCAAAGCTATTTTATAGGGGTCAAATATTTTTTATGTAAAAATAATACGGTAGGGTAGGGGTTGTTGCTGTACACTATTAGTAATAGCAACATAAGCGAACGGATCATATGGAAACTAAGAACATTGGCGACTTAAAAGCAAACCCAAGAAATCCAAGAACCATATCAAAATTTGACTATGAAAAACTAGTACAGAGCATTAAAAAATTTGGTGATCTCAGTGGCATCGTATTTAACATAGCAACTGGACAACTTGTTGGCGGACACCAACGCATTGAAGCGTTTAAACAACTAGGTGGCGTCCCTACTATTACAGAACGATATGAACATGCAACAAGCACTGGCACGACGGCAATTGGCTATGTATTGCTTGGTGATGAAAAATATAGCTATCGTGAGGTAAGCTGGTCGCTGGACTTAGAGCAAGCAGCCAACGTTGCAGCAAACAGAATACAAGGCGAGTTTGACAAAGATCTGCTTGCAGAGTTAGTATACGAAACTAGTCAATTAGAAAATGGTGCGGATTTAATTAATCTCATGGGTCTTGCTAATGATGAGGTAAGTCGCCTACTCGATCAAGTTGGTGTATCGGATAGTACAGAAGACGAGACCCCCCCCTTGGACGATGCGAATCCTGTGGTCAGCAAATTAGGGGATATATACCAGCTTGGACAGCATAGACTCATGTGTGGTGACAGTACCAACCTAGACCATGTCACCAAACTGATGAATGGTGAGCTTGCGGATATGGTATGGACAGACCCACCATACAACGTTGCTTATGAGGGAAAGACTGCCGATGCACTAACTATTGAAAATGACAGCTTCGATAGTAGTGAGTCGTTCTATGATTTTCTATATGCTGCATTTAGCAACTACTCTGCAGTATCTAAGCCCGGCGCTTCAATATATATATGCCACGCTGACTCCGAGGGTCTTAACTTTAGAAAAGCAATGATCGATTCAGGCTTTCTATTTAAGCAGTGTATAGTATGGAACAAGAATACTATGGTAATGGGACGGCAAGATTATCAATGGAAACATGAACCAATACTATATGGCTGGAAAGACGGTGCATCGCACTATTTTGTAGAAGATAGAAACTTAACAACTGTATGGGACTTTAATAAGCCTAACAAATCAGTAGACCATCCAACTATGAAACCGCTAGAACTTGTTAAGTATGCAATCAACAATTCAAGCAAGCGCGATCAATTAGTAATCGATTTCTTTGGTGGCTCAGGCTCAACACTTATATCTGCGGACATGCTTGGCAGAAAATGCTACACAATCGAGCTAGACCCACGCTATGTGGACGTGATTAGAAAGCGTTATGCCGCACATACAAACCAGTTAGATTGGATTGCAAGCACGCCAGTTGTTGATACAATAGCAATAGATGAACAACCGAAAGCCGACGTTGCAGCCGAATCAATGGAACAAGCTCCAAGTGTTCCTCTTTTACCTATTAATCCTATTTAGCTTTGCTGCGGCCATAACTGATAGTCCGACACAATACGCTCTTGCTTTTGGTGACGGCCTTTTGCTTTTTGCTACCTTGATCTATAGATTTCGTTAAAGTCTTTACATATGACAATCATTCGCTACAATGTATATGTGGGGTTTTGATAGTGGGTAACAGTCCACAGCAGGTGATCGACTATCATTGCGAGAATAGTTGAGTAAACCGTCCTAGTATATAGGGCGGTTTTTATTTATCCACAGGAATATTTATTTTGCTATTTGCATTGTGGTAAATTGTGGTAATATGAAAGTACAAACAATTAATTCATAGAAAGGCACAAAACCTATGAAAACAACAAAAAGGGCTGATGGCAATATGGCGGTACTCATTCATAAAGATGAATACACCGAACGTTTTGCTATAGCGCATGGAGAGTTATCAAAAGACGGTTCGGTCGAACTCATATATAATCAAAATTTTGGCGGCACTCCAAAGCACAACTATATATTCTTATCATTGCATGAACTGAAAGAACTTATAAATATATTGACAGACTATGCAGAAAAAGAGGTGAAGTAATCCTAAAGACATATACTAAACGCCCTGAGCATGGCGTTAAACTGCTCTGCCTTAAAGTAAAAGAAAGGAAGTTAACAACCTCTCATGGGTCGCTCAAAATCAATACGTAATAAAATAAATCGAGCGAAGAATACACCCGAAGTCATAGACTTTTGCAAAGAGGCAGGATTAAAGTATAAGTGGATTGCAGGAGATTGGCATTTAAGAATTGAAAATGTTATGGATATCTACCCGGGCAAGAAACGATACTTTTTCTTACCTACGCAGCAATGGGGATATTATGAGGATTATGATGATCTAGGCAGAATATATACCAGCAAGATCAACGCCCATAATATACAAAGCACACTTTAACAATTTAGATAAGACGCAGTAGCGAGGGAATAAGTAGTCTAGTGAGCCTTGAAATAATAGGAATCTTCGCTATGCTAGATTACTCCCTCTCTCATGCGTCTTATCAAATGATTGTGGGTAGACGGAAGAGTGGCAGAATGGTCATGCAGTTGGGCTTTAAGTAATTAGAGCCCTGCGGTATGTCGGTTCGAGTCCGGCCTCTTCCACTATGCTCACAATCTGATTGTGAGTAGATCGCTAGAAAGAGAGCAGAAAAGCCGTAAAGGGGTATAAGTAAGAGCCGTGACGATCTTCTTTTTAGACAACACCGAAGTATGCAATAAATCCTCTTTCTAGCCACTTGCTCACAATCAAGCTCATAGATAGTTATTCGGCAGTAAACGGCCGATAATTAATATCGAGGTGTTCGAGCCTTATTTTACTGTCGAAGCATCTGTCTGTGAGCAAATATGCTAGGGATATGCAAAAGAGTTTAAGCAGTTAGCTGATAACTAATGATAAGCAAAGTACAAGCTTGATTTGGTAGGCGCAATTCCTATCCCCTAGCACCGATGAACGCACCAGACTAACCATATTGTTGACGCTGACAAAATGGTTTAACAAACTTAAAGAAAGGGTTTGATGATTAAAAAGATTTATGGAATATACAGTGTAGATTTTCTGTGTCTAGTGTGCAATCTATATGTAAACCCATACGGTCATAGGCATAGATGAGCAAACTTAAAGTGTCGCTGTGCTGGCCGGCGTTTAGCGATTTGCGAAACATTGCTGAAAGAGTCACGATGATAAAACCGGACACTATTATGGGCATGCAGATAAAAATTGATGAAGATTTCAAAAATAATGACTGGATTGTTTGTCATGAAAAAACAATAGTAACAACTTTAGAGTAGCCGAAGCTCAGGCTTCAAGAAAGGATTAAGATATGAGTGAAACAGTAATACCAGTGTCAGGAAATATAAGTGGAGACATTACCGCTTGTAAGATTGAAACAGTAAAAGACCATATTAGCCGTAAGGGAGCTCTTGCATTAAAACAAGATGAGCATTACATTGCCTACGACGTTTGTACAAAAAAAGTAATAAATCAGTATACGACTACTAGTTTTACAGATATTACGGTTTTAACTTTTATTATAACTATGCTTTCACTGACGTTTGTGTTTATAGCATGGCTTGATACCCGAAGCTCAGGCTTTTAACAAGAAAGGGTAGTATGGAAAGAAAAGTACGACTACTAGAAGGCGGAGTTTATGAACTAGTTGAGTTTAATTATAGTTCTGCAATGCCAAAGGTTAAGCATATTTGCAAAGGAACTCTCCAAGATATTTTGACTTACATATTGCTTGAAGAGAAAGGCTTACTATGAACCCTAAAGATAAACTAGATAAGCTTATAAATGAATATGAGACTGATGTTTTTTGTTGTAGTGACGAGGAAAATGGTATAGACCATTCAAAGCTACAGCCTGAAAGAGAAAAGTTTAAATCTAAAATACTCTTACGTTCTGATGTAGAGGAAGCGTTAAAAGAAGATGGACATAACTGTAAAACCATAACTTATTGTTTTGACTGTATGCGTAGAGATGGATATAACCAAGCAATAAAAGAAATCCGTCAAAAACTAGGAATAGGAGATAAGAAATGAGTTATATGCTACTAATATACCCAACAGGTAATGATTCCTATGTTTGTAAAGGTGAAGGTGGAGCCCCAAAAGAATTTGAGACTATCGATGAGGCAGTTAAGGATGGAATGCGTTATGGGACTGATGATTTTTGGGTTATAACAAAACACGAATGGAAGGCGGTTGAGAATGAATAAACAAACAGAGCTAAGAGCAAAGTACGAGTCTTTATTGCTTGAACTTGAATCTCATTTTGCCATTCCAGACGTTATGGCAGTAGAAGTTCATAATAAAACACTTGATACCATTCTCGAATGGCATAACAAAGAGCTACTAGCAGCGGTGAATCGGCTTTTAAGAAGTAGTAATTCGACGGTATATAAAAATGGTCAACCATACTGTGTTATACCACAATCCGTAATTGACTTAGAAATGGAGAAGATCAAGTGAGCAGTCTTGCTGCGATATGCTCTAAAAGGGTTGACGCAATTCCTAAATGGCAGTTCTGGCGCAATTGGGAGCGTGAGTTCTGGTTTGGGGGCATACTTGCTGAATACGCTCGACATACAGGAGATGAAGCTATGGAGGCAAGGGCAAACGCTATCTTCGAAAAGTACCATGAAAGAATTGCTGCTAAATACGCTAAAACTAAGGAGAAGATTAAACCTAAGGGAAGCTAATTTATATGACTTTCACCGAAGTAAAAACTAATCTAAGGGAAATATGAACTAATTAGGGGAAGAAAAGGAGAAGATCAAGTGAGCAAATATAGAAAATTACCAGTGGTTATTGAGGCTTTTAAGTGGCTTACCGACGAAACGCCTACATGGTGGAGAAACCTGAAAGGCACGACACTTGACGTAAACACTGGCTCTGCTTTTATACAAACCCTAGAGGGTACTATGGAAGCAAAAGAGGGTGATTACATTATTAGGGGTGTTGCTGGCGAGGTATACCCTTGCAAGCCTGATATTTTTGAAAAGACCTATGAAAAGGTTGAGGAAAGAGAGGATAAGTAAGTGAGCAAATACATAACCAGTTCGACTATGTTTGTTGATAGGTTCACCCAAAAAGTAGTGCAACCAGACGAAAGCCTTGTAAAACAATTTCACCGTTTACTGGATGTTGTTTCGCGTACTGACGAAAATCTTGCTTTTGTTATTGATCTAGTTGTGGCTGATCTTCTTAAATTTCGAAACCCTAATCAACAATCCCATATGACGCCGCCTGAAATATTGCTTGAAAGAGAGGATAAGTAAGTGAGCAAAACAAACAGATGTATAGTCTGTAATGACTACGCACTACCTACAGCGGCAGTTTGTGAATGGCATCTAAACAACCCATCAAATACCTCTAAGCCATTAACTGATGAAGAATTTGTAGACGAGATATTAGCAACTTTCGAGTTTAAATCTATGAGTTTTCATGCTGACGGATTGTCCGCTCTACCTGAACGGAATAGAGCCGTTCTAGCTATTCTTAACCGTATACAAAAAGCTAGGAAAGATGAAGCTATCCTATGGAATGCGAATTGGGACAATTCACACTGGAAAATGCGACGTCTTGCCGAGTTAAACAAAGAGAAAGGTAGTGAATGAAAGATTATTGGCTTGGACTTGTTACTGGACTTATAGCTGGTTCGATGAATACCTATAAAATATATCAAATACAAGGAAAGAAGTAGAAAATGACAGTACAAGATAGATACGATCATGAGCATAAATATTATATGCAGCCTAATACTAAAAAAGACTTTGAGATCATTACTTCCGGTGAGCATGTCGGACTGTATGAACTTATAGAATACGCCTACTTTTCTTGTAAGTGTTCTACAGCGGCAGTTTGTGAATGGCATCTAAACAACCCATCAAATACCTCTAAGCCATTAACTGATGAAGAATTTGTAGACGAGATATTAGCAACTTTCGAGTTTAAATCTATGAGTTTTCATGCTGACGGATTGTCCGCTCTACCTGAACGGAATAGAGCCGTTCTAGCTATTCTTAACCGTATACAAAAAGCTAGGAAAGATGAAGCTATCCTATGGAATGCGAATTGGGACAATTCACACTGGAAAATGCGACGTCTTGCCGAGTTAAACAAAGAGAAAGGTAGTGAATGAAAGATTATTGGCTTGGACTTGTTACTGGACTTATAGCTGGTTCGATGAATACCTATAAAATATATCAAATACAAGGAAAGAAGTAGAAAATGACAGTACAAGATAGATACGATCATGAGCATAAATATTATATGCAGCCTAATACTAAAAAAGACTTTGAGATCATTACTTCCGGTGAGCATGTCGGACTGTATGAACTTATAGAATACGCCTACTTTTCTTGTAAGTGTTTAGACGTCGTTAAGGTAAAAGTAAAGCATAAAGAGGAAGTAGATGAATCAGACTAATGCCGAAACTATCCACCAACTAAAGCAAATATTAAATACTAAACCAACAGAATTAGCGTTAGAGAGCTTAGTAATTTTTATCACTAAACGCGATGCTGACGTTACCTTATTAGCATATAAGCGTGGCTATGATTTAGGTTTTGAACACGGAAAGGTTGCTGAAAATGCCCAAAAATGATAACGAGATAAAAGGCGACCTATATACCATATTTGATATATCAAACCTCACTGGCGGCTATTTACTAAACTCCAAAAAAAACATGACTACACTCATTGGAACAGTTAGAACAAAACTAGCCGATGAGCTATTGAAATATATTAAAGAATTACAGGAGGGCAATGATGGCAAGTAACGGATTTGTTTCGCTATCCATAAAACAAGACACTTCGGTTCTTATAGAAAAGGCCAAGGAACTTATTAAAAAAAAGACTGGGGTAGAAGTAACAACGGCAGCGGCGATAAGATATGTTTTTACAGAATACCTAGCTTCCAATGACAGTTCAATAAAGTAGTGCTATCATTAACTTGTCGTCTCCCGACACGCAATATAACCGGCAGAACAACTGTCGGTTTTTTGTATGCATCAATATTATTATTGACAATTTATCAATAATAGTGTAAGATGTATATGTTCGATAAACAAAGGAAATAAAAAATGGTACGAAGAATCACATATTATAACGAAGATAGGCTAGATGTAGCTAAGACAGTAAAGTCGCATGCTAAATATTATGCTTACGTCGCACTTAAAAAAACGCAGATAGAGGCTAAATACCTATTAAACGATCTTGTTGCTATTGCGGACAATACGAAACGGTAAGTTGCCCTTGGCCATTCTAGGCTTCTTTAAAGCAAATTTAAGAAATAGATTATCTACAATCATGAATACGCCTACAAAAATAGAGGCATAAAACATGTGCTTTGGTGAGATTGATACTTTCCCTAATCCGTTTAATCCACTTAATATTAGAAAAACAGCGAGTGATAATGTTGAGTATTTCATAACTCAATTGTAGCGTTTTATAGTACAATTGCAAATGGTAAACGAAGCTAGGTCGCGGAGCCTCAACCATTGGCGACAATACCACTTATGTGACGTATAAAAATAAAGAGGTGTTTACCGCTAATGTAGTAGTTGTCGTGCTATAATCTAGCTGCGCGAAGTTTAAAGGTTCTTGTATACCAATCTAGACTATTCTCTTGATTAGCGATATACGAGTCAATCACCCTTGGTTTGGGGTGATTTTATTTTTACCGGTATTCCCGGTATTTTTTAGGGATAGGCCTAAAAATTAATTATTCGCACGACTAAATTTATAGATATTTATTCAATGAGCTAAATTTGATATAATTTAGCTATGAAAAACTCAACAGATATTACTCAATAAATCGATGGCATTTTCGGAGGAGTATGATTATGAAAATATGGAATGATGGTATATAATTTTATTGCCTAAGAATTCGGTAGTTCTGTAAGGAACTTATAAATTATTGGTTGTACGGCGGGGCTTCGCTGCTCCATCTGCTTGAAAAATAGCAAGGATTACGGAAGAATAAGCGAAAACACCGTAATATCAGGCTCGGTTAGCTACCAATGAAAGGCTAACAAAAAAGACTCTCATAAAAATGGGAGTCTTATATTTTTTATGTGATATAATTTATTTAACAGGCGGTTGTAAAAGCTACTCTGTAAACTAGTTAAAGACGCTTATTTTTGAATGAAGGGCGTCTTTTTTTTAGGCCATAATGCCGAAGCCAGCAAAATGGTTATCCACAATATTGTCCACAGCAATAACGGATACTAGCGTTTTACTTATGCACATACGCTATATAGCTTGGTTGTAAAATAGCCGTGTTCGGTGTACGATGAAGCTCTAGACGTTTTAACCAGATATTAGAGCGTCCAGAAATATTTAACTAACTGGCGCTTGACCAATGTAACTAAAAAGCATATAATACATGCATCTGGTTAGAACAGATTTAAGCGCCGAGAAAGGCGCTTTTTTCATGGAAAATGACGAGTACTATAATCTTCGTGTGTATAAAAATCAAAAAGACAAAAAATGGCTTGCTGGTTATATATATTTAATAGACTACGGCGATGGAAAAACGTTCAAAATTGGTTACACGACAATATCGCCAGAAAAAAGACTCAAACAAATTTGTGGAAAAACAAGCGTCATAATGCCCATGAAGCTTGTTCTTTTTGGAGAAACAGAAACAAACTGTATACATTTAGAATCTTTACTGCACATGGTTTTTGATAAAAATCACGTAAATGGTGAATGGTTTAGATTTGAATTTCCCGATTTAGTATCTTTTTTTATAGCGTTGAATTCGTTTTGCAATAATGTCCATATAGAAGATAGGTGGTTTGAAATATTACCCAAAGACGCCAAAGAATGGGTTGAGTTTTTAGAAATAAAGCTACCAATATATACCTTAAGCAGAGAAGATTATTATAATTTTTTTAACTTTGAGGGTTTCTTATGCAAAACGGTTGGATAAAGCTTCATAGAAAGATAAATGAGAATTCTTTTTTAATGCATGACGACAATGCATACATAGTTTTCACTAAACTTTTATTACTAGTTGGCAGAGAAAAAGGTCAATGGTCTGGCGGTCGTAGACAACTAGCGCAACAGCTAAATGTCAAGGATCGTACACTATATCAGGTGCTCATACGCCTAAAACGCAACCACTTAATCACTATAGAAAGCAACCAAAGATTTAGTACATATACTATCTGTAATTGGCATAAATATCAAGACAACGACAACCACAAAAAAGAAAAAGAGACAACCACAGCGCAACCACAGCGCAACCACAGCGCAACCACAGCGCAACACTCTAACAAGAAGAAGAATAAAGAAAAAGAAAAAGAAGATACAAATATTTTGATTGAAAAAAACCAAGACGACCAAGCCCAAGACCGAGCAAGTCCAGAAACGATTGAGCGCATACGGCTAAAGCTTCAAAGTAAAGGTATATTAAAAAAAACTAATTTAGAAAAGGTGACGTCATGAACACAACAGCAACAATTCAACAACTGATTGACCAAGCAAAGAAATTACCAAACGGACTACTGCGCAACAAGCTGGTAAGTCGACTTGAAGATGCCAAGATCGTATCTGAACTCATGGACTACCAAACAGGTGAACGATACCAGCTAGAGCAGCAACCAATTATTTTGTCCGCTGGAAGCTGTCTTTGTCTAATAGGGGCGAAAGATGATTGTGAAGTACACGGCTTGAAAGGAGCAAAATAATGGCAGGAACAAAAGAAGGTGGCTTAATTGCCGCAGAAGTAAATAAACAAAAATACGGTAATGATTTTTATAAAAAAATTGGCGCTATCGGAGGCAAGAAAAGCAAAACAGGTGGCTTTGCTTCTAATGTCATTGGCCCAGACGGACTAACCGGCAGAGAACGAGCAAGAATTTTCGGAAACATTTACGGCAAGAACACAACGCCATCTAAAAAAATCACTAAAAGCGATTTAAAAGCCCGTAGAGCGCGCGCAAGACGGCAGTATGAGGCAACATACGCAAAGCTTCAGAAAATACACGACAGAGCCCTCAAAATGCGTCACAGAGCCAATTTAGAAACGCCAACACACCAACAAAACGACAATGTTCAAAAACTTAGCCAACGCGATGATGCTGTAAAAAAAGTCTATGAGCCGTTTTTGGTATAGGGTATTATTGGGTTATGGAATCGTCACAAAAAGTCACACCGCCTGTAAAAAAAATAGATTCAGACTTTGTCGCTATACCCTACAGCGAGTTGAACACAATACAACAAGCTTATGTTGACTACAAGGCACTTGGTGGACTAATAACCACTGACGACGGCATACGAAAAATGACCGTTGACGAACTGGCTGGTATGCTTGCAGTTGATCGAAGAACCGTTTATAGAAACCGTGATGCAGTTCCAAATTTTTGGGACTTAGTTGCAGAACGACGCAAAGAGCTTGTACCGCGCGAACGACTAGCAAAAATGAATGAGATTTGGTATTTGAAAGCAATGGGCAACGGCCCGAGTAGTTTTCAGTATTTCCAGCTATGGCAAGCAAATTTTAATCCCGATTTTAGAATGCCAACAGAAAAGCATCAAGTTGAAATTGGTAACGGTATGGCAGATTTAGTAAATAAAATGCGTAAAAAAATAAGTTCAGAAAATACCATACATGATATCAAAGCAGAAGAATAAAATCAGTCCACAGGACGCATGGGACTTAATAAAATATTATGACAACGGCAGACAAATCGAGTTTGTTCGCGACGTGCTTGGTCGTAAGCCTTGGCACATGCAGGCAGAAATCATACAAGCATGTTTTAAATATAAAGTAGTTGCTGTCAAATCTTGCAACGCTGCCGGCAAATCAGATTTAGCAAGCGACGTGGCATTAGCATTTCTAACATTGAAGCCGGGGTCAATAGTTATAACTACCGCACCAACATGGAGACAGGTTAAAGACGTACTATGGCGATACATTAGAGACAAGTACGCAAAAGCACCAATAAAATTATCAGATAAACAATGTAATCAAGTCGGACTAGATTTAGCTGAGGATTGGTTTGCGGTCGGACTAAGCACAAAAGATGCTGAGAAGTTTTTTGGTTATCACGCAGATGACATTTTGGTTATCGTCGACGAGGCTAGTGGCGTGGAAGAAGAAATATACATCGGCGTAGATGCTGTCACACCAAACGTAAATGCTCACGTACTGATGATTGGTAACCCGACAAATCCTGAGGGTAGATTTTATAAAGCATTCCAAGATCCACTTGTTAAGAAATTCACTATATCTGTTTTTGATACACCAAACTTTACAGCCAACAACATTAGAAACCTACAGGATTTGTTGGCTATTTTTACGCCACCACTAGGAATCGATGCACTTGAGCATATTACTAATATACAAAAAAGCTTACTTATGCCGATACCGGCGCTCATAAGTCCAGAAACGGTATACAGACGCTATATGCAATGGGGCGACGAACACCCTATGTGGGAAGCGCTTATTATGGGTGAGTTTCCTAGCCAATCAAGCACCGCGCTTATTCCGCTGGCCTTAATAATGAAATCGCAACAAGTCTGGCAACAAATAGTTGATAGCACAAACGATCCATCCCTAATGATAAAACCAGAGTGGAACATATCAATTGACGGCAAACCAGAATATGGTATCGATATTGCAAGGTTTGGCGACGACAAGAACGTTATGTACCAAAAGAAAGGTGGCTTTATAGATAAGGCATCATCTTGGTCTAAGGTCGATACCGCCATCACAACCGATAGAATAATTGACAGTTTAAGCGCAACCGAATGGATCGGTACGTTACGCATTGACGACACTGGAGTTGGTGGTGGTGTTACCGACCAACTAAGACGCAGAAAACAAGATATGAACGGTAAATATCCATATACAGTAGTTCCTATTAATTTTGGAGCTGGCACATCAAACCCTAGTAAGTACTTTAATCTGCGCGCCGAGATGTTCGATAATCTAGCTCAAATGTTTAAAGATCACAAAATAGCCATTCCTGCAGACGACGATGACTTAGCGTATGAATTAGCAGCAATAAGGGTTAAGTATGTTGGCAAGGAAAATAACATTATACAAATTGAATCTAAACAGCAGCTAAAAGATCGTTTAAAAAGATCACCAGACAAAGCCGATGCCCTTGCCCTTGCCTGCATAAAATCTTCTGATGATAAATGGAAAACAGACGACAGTCTTTATCTAAGAGACGAACATCACAAACCTATTACATCATCAGTTGATCAAAGATATTAGCCAATTGCAAAAATTAAGTTTATTACTCATACTAGTTGTTGAGGATTTTATTCATGAATGATAGCAACAGTTCAGATGGTGCGCCACAAGCTACCAAGGTTGGTAAGCTAAAAAAAGAATATGGCCGGAGCGGTACGCTCATACACGGCGGTATCATAACCCAAGAAGAATATAACAATAATTTAGTTGGCAAGAATGCTATTAAGACTTACGACACGATGCGTCGATCAGACGCAACTGTTCGTGCTATGTTACAAGTGTGTAAGCTACCATTGCTTGGCGCTGATTGGTATCTAGAACCAGCATCGGAAGATGCAAACGATGTAGCCATTAAAGAAAAGATAGAAAAAGATCTATTCCATGGCGATATATCATTCCATAGATTTTTAAGTGAAGCACTAACAATGTTTGACTTTGGATTTTCTGTTTTTGAGGTAGTTGCAGAGTACAAAGAAATTGAGAAGATCGTAGGCATTAAAAAACTTGCATGGCGCAAGCAAACAAGCATATATAAGTGGGAAACTGAAGATAAGAAAGAGGGCATAACTCAGCAATTAATTGGCAGTACTATATCTATACCTCGCGAAAAGCTAGTTATATTTACCCACGAAAAAGAGGGCGACAACTACGAGGGCATTTCAATGCTGCGCCATGCCTATAAGCACTGGAATATTAAAGATAAGTTAGACATCGTAAATGCCATGGCACTCGAAAAAATGGCCATCGGAGTACCAGTACTCAAGACACCTACAGGCGCAGAAGAAGCAAGCAAACAAGCTGCACGCGAAACATTAGCCGAAATGCGAGCTAATCAAAAGAGCTATATTGACATACCAGAGGGATGGGAAGTTGAAATGCTCGATATGAAAGCAAACTCAACTAAGGACGTGCTACCAACTATTACATATCACGATTTACAAATAGTTAAATCAGTTCTAGCACAATTCTTAGAGCTCGGACAGAATGCATCTGGCGGAAGTCGTGCCTTGAGCACAGATCAGACAAGACTATTTGAGAAGTCCCTAGAGTCTGCAGCTAACAATATTGCGAATACAATTCAAATTGAGATAATAAACAAACTCTGCGACATCAATTTTTCTAACATGCCAAATGGATATCCTAAGATTAAGTTTGGCAAATTGGGCGATGATAATTTAGTAGAGCTTGCCGACTCCGTACAAAAGCTTGCTACGGCTAATATGATCAATCCAGACGCAGACCTAGAAGATCATCTAAGAAAATTATATAGACTACCAAAACTGCCAAAAGAATTAAAAGATAACTACCCAGAAAAAACCATTACCGAACCAACACTACAACCAAAGTCACTACCCGAACAAACTGCAAAGCCGACTAAAGCCAACGCGCTAAAAAGGGCTAGTCAGGCTAATCGAGAGCTAATCGATATATTAACAAGGGGGTAGTTGTGAACCACGAGCTGCAGACCGCAGAAATAAGCGACTTTTTATGGCTACCGTCGTGTGAATGCGACTACTCATGTCCAAAGTTAACTGATGATGGCATGTATTATGTCTGTTATTACTGTGGCATGCCGGGCAAAACACAAGAGCTAAGTCTTGAAGATATCATAGAGAGAAATGAGCGCGTCATAATAGCATCAGAAGATTGGGCGAAACGCTACAAAGATACGCCAGAGACATTAGCTAAAATCATAAAGAATGAAGCTAAACTTGCTAAATTAATGAGACGATATTTCAAAGATTTAGCAACAAAAAGAATTGATAAATACATTAACTGGCAGTTGTATTATCGTAATGCCATTACTGCCTATCAATACGATGTCGTTGTAGATATAGAAGAACTTGATGACGAGCTTAATGAATTATCAATCGTTATGCATGATACTATAGTTAGCAACATAGCGCTTGGCGCAGCATATGCCGAAGATCTATATAATATAGATTTAGGCTTGAATCAATATGATAGTGCCGTACTACAAGCTGCCGATAAGTATGTCGGTAAACTAGTTAAAGGCATAAACAACACTACAGTTGATCGAATAAAACAGTCCATAAAAACGAGTACTGCACTAAGAGAAGATATTGAGACTGCGAGTAAGCGCCTATCTAGTATTTTGAATGATAGTAAGCGAGCTACCCTTATAGCTAGAACTGAAACAGTACGAACATATAGTCGCGGCATTACTCTATTTGGTGAAAAAAGTGGTGCTACAGAAAAAGTATGGGAACTTTCCAGCAACCCATGCGAAATATGTGCCGCTAATGAAGTAACTGTTGGCATTAATGACACCTTTCCATCTGGCGATAGCGAACCTCCAGCGCATCCAAATTGTAGATGTTCTATAAGCTTAATACATAACTATGACAATTAGACTTAAAATATTTGACAATAACAGTATGACTAAGAGATTATAATTATATGGAAAATGCTATCGCTTCACATAACATTGATCGTGTCGCTCGAACTTTTAGAACCATAAAGGCAGACGCTAACGGCAATCTACCAACACAAATAGAAGTATTAAAAGCTGGAATGTGGGATACGCCGAATCATGGCATGTTCATGATTACTATTGATGATATCCAAGAAATGATAGCTAATTTTAAGGCCGGTATCGGCTTGCCTGGTCAAGGCCAAATTGGCGCACCTATTGATTTTGGACATGATAGCCACGAAGAAGCTGCTGGATGGATTACTGGCCTTAGTGCTACCGACGGTGGCAATACACTAGTTGCAGACGTAACATGGACTAGCTCCGGCATTGAAGCGCTAACTGGTCTTACATATCGCTGTTTTTCGCCAGAATTTTACCCCGGTAGTCGTGGCGGATGGGAAGATCCAGAAAGCTACGGTACATATATACCTAATGTGTTAGTTGGTGGTGGCCTTACGAACATTCCACTTTTCAAGGGGCTAAAACCAATTATGGCATCTGCGAAAACTGGTGATGAGGCAAGAGATGTAATATATATAAGTGAAAGTCAAGGAAAGGAAAAAACCATGACAATCGAGGAACTACGAGTAAAAGACGCAACTGCTTTGACAGATGAAGAAAAGACATTTTTACAAACAAACATTGCAGAGCTTTCAGAAGATGAAAAAACAAAGTTTGGTTTAGTCCAAACAGAAAACAAAGAGGAGCCAGTTGTGCCGACACCAGTAACACCAACAGTAGAAGCGCCAGCAGAAACACCAGCACCAGTATTAGCTGAGCCTGTTCTTGCAAGTATTAAAAGCGGTGAATCAATGGTCGTAAAGGCTAGCGAATGGAAAGAAATGCAAGAAGCCGGCAAGGCTTATCGACGCGAAAAAGCCGAGCAAGTTGTAACAGCACACGCAGCACGCGGTGCAATTAAAGCAGATCAGGTTAATAAGTGGGTAGATAAGCTATTGGTCGATAGCTCGGTTGGTGAATTACTAAATGACCTGCCAAGCAACGCACTGCTTGCTAGCGAGATTGGTTCTAGCGAGAAAGCTTCTGCCGTTATAAGTGCTGCAGAAGAAATTCGCACCAAAGCAAATGAAGCTGTAAAAGCTTCAAGAGAAGCTGGTCGCGAAATATCTATCACTCAAGCAATTTTGGATGTCAGAAAATCAGAACCAGAATTAGCTAAGCGATACGACGAAGAAATTAAATCAAACTAAGTTATAAATAAGGAGAGTTCAACATGTCTCAATACAATACAAGCGGCCACAAAGCATATGTCGCAACAAGCGCAATCGCTGGAGAGGGTTATATTGTTAAACTCTCAAGCGGTGAAGTTGTTGTTGCTACGGCAGCAACCGACAAATTCATTGGCGTAACAACCAATAAAGCAGCAGCAGGCGAACAGACAGACATTAGACTTAGAAATGCACAGGGTACTGCAAAGGTAAAGGCTGGCGGAACCATTGCCGTTGGCGATTATGTTACCGCTACTACAGCAGGTAAAGCAGTAGCGACAACAACTAGCGGCAACCTCATACTCGGAATGGCACTAGAAGCAGCAGCTGATGGTGATTTGTTTGAAGTCTTGCTAATAACAGACAGATACTAATTAAACTAATAAAGGACTAAGGATAAAACATCATGCCAGCACCACGAGATACATATGTCAACCCACTGCTTACTGATATTTCAGTAGCTTACAAAAACGAATCATTTATTTTCGATCAACTATTTCCTAGAGTAATGGTTAATAAGGAAACAGGTACTTATTTTGTAATGGATAAGTCAAACTTGCGCGCACCTGGCGACGCAAAGCGAAGTGAGCTTAGCCGAGCAAACCGCGTTGCTTGGGGTCTAACAAGCGCCAGCTATTCATTGACTGAGCGAGCACTTGAAACGCCTATTACAGATCGTGTTATGAGAAACTATAGCGACCCATTAGTGCCAAAGACAACTGCTACAAATCTCGTATCTGATCTATTGCTTCTTGATGCTGAAAAAGATCTACAAGCAACAATCTTAGCATCTGGTGCTCCAGGTCTTGACGAAAACAGTTCATGGTCTACCATATCAACTGATATCATTGGACATGTTCGTACTGCAAAATCAAGCGTTCAAAAGAACACTGGCAAGAAAGCAAACACAATCGTTATCGGCAAGCCAGCACTTGACGTACTACTTAATAACACTGCATTTATCGACCGAGTTAAGTACACAACAATTGCTACTGAGCAGGCTTTGAAGAATGCCATTGCCGGCTTCTTTGACATTCCTACTGTTTTGTTTGCGGACGCTATCGAAAATACTGCCAAAGAGGGTCAAACTGATGTACTTGATTACATTTGGGGAGATACCGTTATTGTAGCTTATGTAGAGCGCCAACCAGCACTAGAATCACCATGTGCGGGATATACGCTTACACTTGAAAACGCTCGATATGTTGATGAATGGTATGAAGAAGCTATTAAGACAACTTTTGTACGTGCAAATGATTTCTATGACAGCAAGATTGTAGATCCAAATGCAATGTACGTATTCACTGACGTAGTATAGGAGCATAAAATATGAAATTACTTTTACTTAAAGATTGCTATTTTCCAGAAAGCAAAAAGGTTGTTAATAAGGGCGAGGTTGTCGAGGTTGCCGATGACCTTGCTAACAAGCTTGTTGCTAAAGGAACTGCAACTACTAATGTAGAGGGTGGCATTGCGCCACTCCCTACATACGTTGATGAAACAAAACGTGCTATCGAAGCCGAAGCTGTAGCTCAAAAAGAAGCACAACTCAAGGCTCAAGAAGCGATTGATGCTAGAAAAGCAGAGCTTAACGGCACTACGCAACCTGAGCAAACAAGCAGCCAAGTAGCATCAGACGCACAATTAATACCAAATCAACCACTACAGCCAACAGCCGAAGATATCCATAATACGGTTGACGGCCTTTAGGTAGTTAAGGTTAGTCAAGATAACAGTATTGTTTATAACTCATAGGCATATACTGTTATCACATACTCACCTTACCTGTATTAGCATAATAAAAGGTTGAAAGTAGCATAAATGGCACATATAGTAGCTGACAGGGTAAAGGAAACCAGTACAACCGTTGGCACTGGTGATTTTTTACTATCTGGGATAGCAATAAACAGCTTTCAAAAATTTGCCAATTCAATGTCAGTTGGCGATACTTGCTATTATTGTATTCAGAGCGACACTCAATGGGAGGTTGGCTATGGTACATTTGCCACCGGGAATATACTGCAACGCACTACGGTTACGGCATCAAGCAACTCAAACACATTAGTCGATTTTATTGATGGCCCTAAAGAAGTATTTGGTACTATACCGGCGTATTTAATCAATCTATTTATTAACCATTTATCAAATTCATCGAATCCCCACAACGTCACAAAATCACAAGTTGGACTATCAAACGTAGACAACACAAGTGACTTAAACAAGCCTATCTCTACCGCTACACAAATAGCTCTCAACTTAAAAGCTAATGATAATAGCGTCATTCACTTAACAGGAG